GATCTGCAATCGAGTTTGCCAGCCTTGGCCCTGAGCGAGCGGATTTATTACGACCCAAGCCGCTGGGAAGAGATCGTGGACGAAAACAAGATCGTCCACCCGGCGTTCTCGCCAAGAACGATAAGAGGTCTTGCCCGATGATTAAAGCAGGAGACGTCTTCGGCAAACTTACCGTTCTTCGCGAGGCCGGATATGTAAATCGTCCCAGCAAGAATAAGCCAATTCACCGAAGGAGGCTTTTTGAGTGCCAGTGTAGCTGCGGAAATCTCGTCAAGAAGGCTGCGACTGATCTCAGCCGAAACCTCGTGAGATCATGTGGCTGTTTGCTTGGGCGACACCCATATCGCAATCACAAACTCTATCTTGTTTGGAAGGGAATCAAGACCCGTTGCTACAATTCCAAGAGCCGAGCCTATCGAGATTATGGGCGGCGCGGTATCCGGATTGCCGATGAGTGGATCGACGATCCTGTAGCTTTTATCGAGTGGTGTCTGACGAATGGTTGGAAGTCAAATCTTACAATCGAGCGTAAGAGCCCTGATGGTCACTATGAGCCGCTAAATTGTGATTTTGTTACGAAGTCACAAAACAGCAAAAATATGCATGTTCATCGTAGGCTAGCGAAAACCAGTTTCGCCGTCTATGCAGCGATGTCGTTGCCCTCGTGACCGACATTCGCCTCAAGGAATATTACACGCTCGCTGGCGTGACGATGGACTGGCTGCTTCTCGACATCGGGATGCTGGACGAGCGTGACGAGCTGGCAACGGCTGTCCGCGTGGCGCTCGGTTCGGATGCCTTGGCTTCTGCCGACGACATCCTGCCCGACCCGGATTCGACCGACCGGCGCGGCTGGTGGGGCGACATGGACGCCAACGAAATCTGGCAGGGTTGGGAAGTCGGCTGTAGGAACTGGCTGCTGACCCGCGCCAAGATCACCGATTCGAATTCGTTCGAGGGCTCGACGACGGAGCGGGCGCGGCAATATACGCTATCTGCCCTGCAGCCATTCATCGATCAGCGCATTGCGTCGCAGGTGGATGTGACCGCGACCCGCACCGATACGCAGGAGATCGACGTGTCGGTCACCATCTATCGCGGCCCCGAAGCCGAGATCGATCTGCGTTATCAGCTGGCATGGCAGGAGCCGGTGCCGCTTGACGTGCCTCCTGCGCCGGTGCTGGTGCCGATCATCATCAACGTCCCGGCCTATCACATGTCGCTGACGACGACGCCTGCGGTCAGGACGTCGAGCATTCTCTATCCGCCGTCAGGCAATCTGGCTCTGACGAGGACGCCACCATCGCTGACGCAGGTGATCCGTGGTCCGCTGCAGGGCAACGTAGCCCTGTCGCCGACAGCCCCGACCGTTGTCAGGACAGCCAGCACGTGGAGCACGACCGACATCAGTTCTGGCATCACGCTATCCAATGCCAACCTGACCGCGACCAGCGGCAGCACGGCCGACAAGGGCGTTCGTTCGACCACGAGCCGTTCGACCGGCAAGTATTATGTCGAATTTACCAATACCAGCTGGGCTGGCGCCGACACGGGTGCTGGTATTGCCACGTCGAGCGCGACGCTGGCCGCAATCGGTCTTGCCGGGGCTGGTGGCTTCGTAACTTTCACCTCCGGTGCGATCTATTTCAACGGCAGCAACACCGGCATCAACACGGGTTTCTCCAACAGTGCCACGACCGTCTGCATGGCGGTCGATCTCGGCAATATGAGGGGCTGGTTCCGCACTGCCAATAACAACTGGAATAACAGCGGCACGGCAAACCCAGCGACCAACACCGGCGGCATCGACATTTCGGCTCTGTTTGCCACCAACCCGGCGTTCCTGCTGTTCTGTTCCAACGGCAGCGGTGCGAACGCCACCATCAACCTCGGGGGCAGTGCCTTCACCTATACCGCGCCAGCTGGCTTCACGGCTTGGGGTTAATCGATGCCTTGGTCAACGCCTTCGCTCAAAGACGTGAGAAAGCTGACGCGTGACTTCGTCGTGTCGGCGCTCGGCATCAAGACCATTATCCCGAATTCGAATCTGCGCATCATCAGCGATGCGATGGCCGGTCTTGGCCATGCCACGCTGCGCTATCTGGACTGGCTGGCGAGGCAGCTGATGCCGGATACCGCAGAAACAGAATGGCTGGATCGGCATGGGCAAATCTGGCTGGTCAACGCCGACGGAACGACCGGACGCAAGGTCGCCGGGTACGCCAGCGGCACCGTGACGGCGACGGGCATTCAAGGGTCAATATTGGCGGCGGGTACGGCGGCGGTCTACGGAAACACCGATTATGAGGTCAGTGCCGACACCATGATCGGCAGCGGGCCGACCACGGTGCCGATAGAAGCGACCGACGCGGGAGCCATCGGCAATCTCGATACCGGAGAGACGCTGCAGCTGGTATCCACCATTCCCGGCGTCGATAGCGAATTGACCGTCGTCGAGCTGACCGGCGGCACGGACGTTGAGACCGACGCAGAGCTTCGCATGCGCGTTCTGCAGCGTATTCAGAAGCCGCCGATGGGAGGCTCGTCCGAGGATTATGTGACGTGGGCGCTCGCCGTCAACGGCGTCACCCGCGCGTGGGCTTATCCGCTGGAGCAGGGCGCAGGCTCGGTTACGGTTCGGTTCATGTGCGATGACCTGCGGGCCAGCAACCATGGCATTCCGACCGGCGATGACGTCGTCAGGGTTGCCGACTACATCGATACCCAGCGCCCGGTCGCGGTGAAGGACTGTTTCGTGGTGGCGCCGATTGCGTACCCCTACAACATCACGATCAGCGGGTTGACGACCGACAGCGCCGACGTTAGGGCCCGGATCGAGGCGGCCATCCGCGAGATGGAATTCGAGCGGTTCCAGCCGGGCTCGACGGTTTACCGCAGCTGGGTTGACGAGGCGATTTCAGGAGTCGTCGGCGAAACATCTCACGAGCTGATCTTCACTACCCTGCCCATGCCGTCGCCCGGCTATCTGCCGATACTGGGCACGATCACCTACCAATGACCGACCGCCATATAACCCGCTCAGGCGATGACTATTGGCTGCAGCTGGCGAAGCTGTTGCCGCAGGGGCTGGCATGGCCAAGGGATTTCGGCAGCACACTGATGGTAACGCTGCGCGGGCTGGCGCAGGTCTGGGGCTTCGTCGAGCAGCGGGCTTCGCAGCTTTTGGAAATTGATTCCGATCCGCGCTTTACGGTCGAGCTGCTTCCCGACTGGGAACGCAACTTCGGTCTGCCCGATCCCTGCTATACGGCGCCGCAGAGCATCGGCGAACGGCACGCAGCATTACTGCAGCGGATGACGCTGGAGGGCGCGCAAAGCCGCCAGTTCTATATCGATTATGCCAAGCAGCTTGGCTACGACATCACCATCTCGGAATTTCGCCCGTTCATGGTCGGGCTGGATCGCTGCGGCGATAACCGGGTCTATGGCGATGGTACCAATCCGATGTTTTCGCCGATGTTCGTCAACGGCTATCTGCCGGTCTGCAATCCGAATGGCGACCGCATCAAACTGGGCGAGCTAAGCGAATGGCCGAACTATGGCCTCGGTCCGGATACCATCCGGTTCTACTGGCAGGTCCACGTCCACGATTCGGATTTGATCTGGTTTCGTTGCTCTTCCGGTCAGTGCGGCGTCGATCCGCATCTGCGCATTGGCCACGCTATCGATTTGGAGTGCCTGCTTGATCGTTGGAAGCCAGCGCACACCGATATCATTTACGATTATTCGAATCTGACATCCGGTTATCAGGTCACGCCAATTTCCGCCGCGCTGAGCGGTACGGCTGGCCTGAACGCGTAATGGGAGGTTTTATTGAAATACAATCAGCCCTTCGGCGTCAGTGATCCGAACGCCGCGTATATCAATGGCAATCCTTCGACGGGCACGTCGGGATCGATCCCTCCAGCGGCATCCATCGAGTATCCGCAGCGCGAGATCGTCAACTTCATCACCAGCAGCGGTCTGGTGCCGAGCAATGGCGATCTCAACCAGCTGGCCGAGTCCGTGCAGAGCGGCCGCGTCAACTACGGCATCGACAACGGCACCGTGAACGCGATGAATATTACGTTGAGTCCGACGCCGTTGGCGTTGCTCGACGGATTGATCGCGATTGTGAAAGCGCTCACCACCAACACCGGCGCCACGGTGATGACTACCAATGGCGGCGCAGCCAAGGCGGTCATGCGACGCGGCGGACAGGCTCTGCTGGCAAACGACATCCGCGCCAACGAAGATCATCTTTTGATCTACAACACGTTCTACAACGGCTGGATGCTTTATCCCGCGGGCTGGAACGGCGGCGGCGGCCAGCTGGTGACCAATCTGGACCTCTATGTCAACACCGCCATCGGCAACGATGCCAACGACGGTTCGGCCAACGTCGCGGGCAAGGCGCTGAAGACAATTCAGAAGGCGTTCAACATCGCCTACACCTATGCGCCAAGCGGCCAGTTTATCGTCAATGTTCACGTCGCGGACGGCACCTATCCCGAGAGCTGCCTGACGCCGAGCTGGGGCGGCCCGACCATCAACCTTACCGGCAATACCACGACGCCTGCCAACTGCCTCGTCAGCGGCGGCCTCAACACGGTGCCGGGTACCATCTGCGTGCAAGGCCCCAACGTGCTCAACGTCACCGGCTTTCAGGTCAACAGCGTGACGTCGCCGACCAACAGGCTGGCTGGATTCTTTGCCTCGGCTGGCGCCACCATGAACACCTCCATCACGCGCAGCGGCGTTTGCCAAGGCGGCATATTCGAAGCCTTCGGCGGGGCCACCATGAACATCAACGGCAACCACACGTTCACCGGCAGCTGCGATGAACTGTTTCTCGCTTATTCTGCTGGCAACGTCTATACGCCAAATCCAGGGCCGCAGTTCACGATTGCCAATGCCATCACCGTCAACGCAACCGCTGTCACGGTCAACTGCGGCGTGATCCTGTTTCAGAACCACGCTGCAACTTTTGTCAATCCGGGCAACGTCACCGGGCTGCGATATAATTCCACCCTCAACGGCGTGATCGATACCCAAGTCGGCGGGGCGACCTACCTGCCCGGCACCGTCGCTGGCCAGACCGTCACCGGCGGGCAGTATCAGTAAATGGCCATCGTCAACATCACCACCCAGAACGATGCCGACTTCATGCGGGCGTTCGCTTACCAGACCAGCGATACTGTGCCGGTGCCCATCGACCTGACCGGCAATACGATGCGGATGGGCATTCGCCGCCACGCGGAGGATGCGACGGAGGACTTGCTGCTGACTACCGAAAACGGCGGCCTGACCATCACCGATGCACCGAACGGAAAGTTCACCCTCTGGATCACCAATGAACAGCTGCAGCAGCGTCTTGCACTCGGGGATTATGATCATTCGCTGGTCAGGGTTGTACCAAGCGGGCTGACGCTGCGCATCTGGTCGGGTACGCTGACCGTTAATGCGGGGGCAAGCCGATGACCGATCTCACCGTCCAGCAGGACACCGACGTTGGGATTACTGGCGACGCCATCACCGTCATTCAGGATTACGCCGTCGAGATCGTTCAGACCTTCGAGCAGGGTCCGCCGGGCCCGCAGGGTCCTCCGGGGCCCGCCGGACCAGCGAGCGCAGTTCCGAGCGCCAGCAATCCGCTGATGGACGGGATAGCCACGGTCGGCACCTCGGTGCTGTATTCCCGCGAGGATCACATCCACCCGTCCGATACCTCAAGGGCTGGCCTGAACTCGCCGACGTTTACCGGGACGCCGAGCGCGCCGACGGCCGCGCCGAATAGCAATACCACGCAGATCGCCACCACGGCCTTCGTGGTCGGGCAGGCGGGTGCGGCAACTCCACTACAAGATGGAACGGCCGCAGCAGGATCGTCGCTGGCCTATTCGCGGCAGGATCATATTCATCCACTGCCGCCCGCCGACGCGACCAAGATGAACGTCGCGGGCAACCAGACCATTAGCGGCGGCTTTAATTTCACGGCCGTCAACCTCGGCACGGTATCGAGCGGCACGGTCACGCCAAATCCGCTGAGCGGCAACTACCAGTACCTGACCAATAACGGCGCGTTCACGCTGGCTGCGCCGAGCACTGATTGCGCCATTGATCTGTTGGTCACCAATGGCGCCACGGCCGGGGCGGTCTCCGCTTCCGGGTTTACGGTGAACCCCGCCAACCAAGGCGACACGCTGACGGTGATCAACGGCAACAAGTTCATCTGGTCGATCCGGCGCATCAATGCGGTCGCAACCTATGTGATCAAGGCGCTGCAATGATCATCGACG